TGATATATTCCTATTATTGAAAGGAGTCTTTTTTTTGCAATTACGTGAAGATATTCCAAACTTTTCATGGTCTGAAGTTGTATCTGGTTTTGAACCCGATGCAAGGTTTTGGGATCATATGAAAAAACTACAGGCGTTGCGTGATTGGTGGGACGCTCCATTTAAAGTTACGTCTGGATACCGATCAGAAAAACATAACGAGGTGATCGGCGGCTCAAAAAATTCTCAACACAAAATTTTTGCAACAGATATAATCCCATCGACAAAATCTCCAAGATTAGGAAAACCATCTTTGCCAATTGCGATTGACTTTCTCGCAGACAAGGCCGATGAAATTGGTTTTGACGGCATTGGTCTTTATGATGTTTTTATTCATCTTGATTTGCGAGGTAAAAAAGCGAGGTGGAATAATCGGACTAAATAGATTGTCCAATTAAAAGTTTATGGCAACGTCTAAAAAAACAACAAAGAAAATCGGCAGACCTAAAAAAACCATTGACCTCAAACAGGTTCAATCATTGGCAAAACTTGGTTGTACTTATGATGAGATTGCAGACGTCATTGGAATGGGACGTTCTACGTTTGGTTTAAAATTAAAAGATCCAGAAGTTCGGGCGGCGTATGAAAAAGGGTTGAGCGAGGGAGACGTTTCAATCAGGCGTTCTCAATTTGATGTTGCTGTTTCGGGGAATACATCCATGCTGATTTGGCTTGGAAAAAATAGGCTCGGTCAAACAGAAAAGATTGAGACAAAAACCGAGACAGAGATAACAGGCGAAACAGGAGCAATTGATAAACTCAATAGTGCAATTAATCGCCTCGCTGAACGAAAGCGAGAGGAATGAAATAGTTCAATCCTTGACTCCAGTTGAGGCGTCTGAGTTGTTGGATGATTGGCGTTTTTGGGCAAGACCAGATCAAGTTGCACCAGAAGGAAATTGGAGAGTCTGGTTGATCATGGCAGGGCGTGGATTTGGCAAGACCAGATGCGGAGCGGAATGGGTTCATCAGCAGATCCGCAACGGAAGAAAAAGAATTGCATTGGTAGGAGAAACAAAAGCAGACGTTCGTGATGTTATGGTTGAAGGTGAGTCAGGCATCCTTGCAACGAGCGGAAAAAATAGGCCGCTTTATGAACCATCGAAACGCAGAGTGACTTGGGACAACGGAGCAATCGCAGTTTGTTATTCTGGTGATGAACCTGACCAATTACGAGGGCCGCAACATGACGCCGCTTGGCTTGATGAGTTGGCAAAATATCGCTATGCAGAGGATACTTGGAGCAATCTTGATTTAGGTTTGAGATTAGGCGAAACGCCGCAGGTTGTAATTACAACAACGCCTCGGCCGATTAAAATATTAAGAGAACTAGTACAAGATGATTTGGTTGAGGTAACAAGAGGATCGACATATGATAACTTGCCGAATCTTGCGAGGTCGTTTGCTGATCGAATTATTGAGCGATACGAAGGAACAAGATTAGGACGCCAAGAACTCCATGCGGAAATCCTTGACGATGTTGTTGGAGCGTTATGGCAACGATCAATGATTGATGACCATCGCATCAACGAAACGCCTGATCACCTTGAGAGGATTGTTGTTGGAGTTGACCCTGCGGTTACGTCAGGCGAGGATTCAGATGAGACGGGAATTATTATCGCAGGGCGTATTGGAAACAGGGGATATATCCTTGATGACGTTTCGGGAAAGTTTACGCCTCAAGAATGGGCAATAAAAGCAACTCAACTTTATTATAAATATAACGCTGACCGAATCGTTGCCGAGGTAAATCAAGGCGGTGATATGGTAGAACACACATTGCGGATGGTTGACAAAAATGTTAGTTATAAAGCAGTGAGGGCGGCAAGAGGAAAAATGTTACGAGCGGAACCGATAGCGGCGTTATATGAGCAAGGGAGAATCCATCATTGCGGAATGTTTTCAAAACTTGAGGATCAGCTTTGCATGTATACGCATGAGGGCAGAGAATCGCCTGACCGATTAGACGCATTGGTTTGGAGTTTAACGGATTTATTTCTGGACGCAACAGACGGAGGAGTAACCAGAGTGAGAGGTTTATAAAAATGCCAGTTGATTCAACCTCGGCAGATTATGATGACGTTTCGCCGCAATGGCAAAAATGCCGAGACGCTTACGCAGGGCAAGAGGCGGTGATTGCAAGCGGTCAGGAATATGTTGCCGCATTAGACGGACAAACGGCAACTGAATATTTGAACTATTTACGGCGAGGATTGTATTACAACGCAACGGCGAGAACGGTTCAAGGAATGGTGGGTGCTTGTTTTCGCAGGGAGCCAACAATTGAATCTGGTATTGTCGATCCTTTTATGGCAGATGTTACGTTGACCGATATATCAATTCAAGGTTTAGCCAAAGAGGCGATGAGAGAGGTCTTGACGGTGGGCAGGTATGGATTGCTTTGTGATTACTCGGAGGATGAACAGCGGCCTTATCTGGTGCCGTATCTTGCGGAGAATATTATCAACTCAAGAGTCGAACGGATTAGTGGCCGTTCGGTCATTACAATGATTGCTCTTGCAGAAATGGCTCATGTAACTGATCCAGATGATCCATATCAAACGATACCACAACAGCGGATCAGAGTTTTAAAAATAGAGAATGGAGTTTACGTTGTTTGTGTTTACGTAAAAGTTAAAGGATCTTCTGACCGAGAGGATTGGATTCTCGTTGAAGAATTAGTTCCAACAGTTTCGGGTTCTCCACTTGAATATATTCCGTTTGTTTGTATCAACTCAAATTCGATTGGAATGGAAATTGAAAAGCCGCCACTACTTGATATCGTTGACGTTAATCTCCATCACTGGCGTGTCTCTTGTGACTATAATCACGGTCTGCATTATACTGGCTTGCCTACTCCGATTGTTGCAGGTTTTCCAAAGAGCAATGAGGGCTATCGGATCGGTTCTGGTGTGGCTTGGTGGAGTGAGTCTACCGATGCAAAGGCAAGTTATCTTGAGTTCAGAGGAGAGGGACTCGGAGCCATGCAAACCGCAATGGAAGAAGACGAGTCAAAAATGGCAAGTCTTGGAGGGCGGTTGCTTGAAAAACAAAAACATCAAGCAGAAGCCGCCGCCGCAATCCGATTGAGAACAGCAGGGGATCAGGCAACGCTTGCAGGGATTACCGAAACGCTTGATAGGGGATTGACTCAGGCGGTTGCATTGTTGGCGTCATGGCAGGGGGCAACAACAGAGGATATTGTTGTTATTCTCAACGATGACTTTTTTGCTGAAACGATGTCGGCAGATGAGGCGGTCAAACTTATGCAGATCGTTCAAGCAGGTTATATGACGGTTGACAATTTGTTGTTCTTGTATGACCGAGGCGAGTTGTTGCGTCCTAATACAGATCCAACAGCTGAGAAGGAGATGATTGAACTTCAGAACTCAATCCAATCGGTAATGCAAGCCGAGGGATAGAATGGCAAACATAAATGAACGAGTCGATCAGTTATTGACAAAGCACGATCTTGATCTGATTCGTTTCTCAAATGGGCAAGTCAAAGATGTTATGAAAGACATCAATGGATTGCAAAAGGAGATTGTTGGATTATTAAAAGAGGTCGAACCAAGAAACCGTTCGCAATTACAGGGGTTGCTTGATAGAGTAGATAACGCAATTGAAAATTCTTATTCAACTATTGCGGCGAAGTCGGTCAAAAGTTTTCAAGAGTTGGCGGTTGTAGAATCTCAGGCGGTTTCTGCTGTTGCTGAGAAAGCGTTCACTATTCCAATCGCTCCAAATATTTTGCCTCAAGGCATTGGGATTGAAATTGTTGAGAACGGAATCATGCCAAACAATACAAGCGGATTACCGTTAAAGGAGCGATGGACAAGGCAAAAAGACGGGTTGAAGTCTAACACAAAAACGGGACTTGGTTATGCGATTAAAAACAATCAATCTCTGGATGATATGCTCAAGATTGTTAGGGGCAATCGCAATCTTGGGTTCCGTGACGGCGTTATGGCTAAAAGTAAAACGGGAGCGGAGACGATAATCAGGACGGCAACGGATACGGTTGTTAATTCGGCAAGGATGGAAAGTTACAAACGAAACTCAGACGCAATTGAGGGGATACAAGCAAACGCCATACTCGACAACAGAACAACATTGCTTTGCAGAACTCGGAACGGATGGGCGTGGCATTTGCAAACAGGGAAACCTTTTCGGGGAACTCCCGTTGAATTTATGGGAGAGCCGCCTTGGCATTTTAATTGTCGAACAACTCTATCGCCAATATTTAAATCGCTTGAGGATTTGCAAGGCGTCTTGGATAAAGAATTAAATAGAGAGATCGCAAAACGTGGTCAGAACTTTTCGATTGATGGAAAACCTGCACCAGTTCCATCGTTTGCTAAATCCATGAATGCTATGGGAGCGAAGGAGCAAGAACGGATTCTTGGCAGAGGAAGATATGAACTTTTTAAAGAGAATAAAATCACGTTGTCTGATCTAGTAAACCAACAAGGTCGAACCCTAACGATTAAGGAGTTAAAAAACCTCAATGGCTCTTAAAACAATTGTTGACGCAGAAGGATTTGAACAGTTGCCTGACGCATTGAAAGAATTCTATAATCAGGACGGAGACAATTTTGTTTTGTCTACCGATTCAAATGATAAGATTAATGAATTCAGAAACAACAACCGAAATCTCTACAATGAGAATGAGGAGTTGAAGAAAAAACAAACTGATATTGAAGGCCAGTTGAAGCAATTCCAAGAAAAAAACAAAGAGCAACAAGAAAAAGAATTGCTTTCGGAGGGTAAAGTTGACGAGCTACTCGACCAGAGAACCGAGGCGATGCGTCAAAGTTATGAAGAAAAAATAAACGAATTGGCACAAAATCATCAAAACGCAGAAAACGCTCTTGACATTCATATTGTTGAGAACCAAATTAGGGATGCGGCTATCAAGGCTAATGCGAAAAACGACCGAGCCGTTGATCATATTATCCGAGCAGTTAGGCCGCACGTCAAACGAGATGGTGCGAACGCCATACGAGTTGACAAGGATGGGAATTCTATAATGACGTCAGACGGAAAAACTCCGCAAGGAATTCTTGACGTTGTTGAAGAATTGAAATCGTCTGACAGTTTTTTGTTTGCCGAGTCAACTGGCTCTGGTGCAAGCGGCGGTCAGACGGACGCAAATACAGCAAAGAAAAAAATACGCCGCTCCGAGATCGGCAAATATATTTCAGAAGTTTCAAAAGGCGAAGTTGAAATTGTTGATGGTTAATTTTTAAAGGAGCATTGACGCAGAAGTTTCATAATATCCCAGAGTTGCCGAGCGGCTTGGGCGATTGCTCCGAGAGCATTTTTTTATAACGGGCAAAGCCCATAATTTTATTCTCTTGAAAGGAGAAAGCCGCTATGGCTAACACGTTAACCCCATTAATTGACAAACTCATTGCGAGAGGTTTGGAAGTCTTGCGTGAGAATGCAGTTATGCCTCGTTTGGTCAACTCGACCTATACAGGCAACGCCGCAAATCGTGGAGACACGATCACTGTTCCAGTTTCTGCCGACATTACAGCAGGTGCAGTTTCTCCGTCTAATACTCTAGCCGCAGGTTCTGATTCTACGTTGACGAGTAAGACGATCAGCTTGAATCAATGGTACAAAGCAGGGTTCTTTTTAACAGACCAACAGATCACGCAAATTGACGTTGATAATTTCAACACAATGCAAGGCGATGAGGCTGTTCGTTCGTTGGCTAACAATGTTGACGGGTATATTCTCGGATTGTATAAGGGGATTTATTCTCAAGCAGGTACTGCAGGGACAACTCCATTTGCAAGCAACTTGAATGATTGGACAACTGGAGCAAGAAATAAGCTGAACACATTCCTTGCACCTATGGAAGATCGTTTCGTTGTAATGGATGCCGATGCTGAAGGTAACGCAATCAATCAAAGAGCGTTACAGGATACCTCTTGGAGAGGTGACAGTGAAGGTATTCGTACTGGTGATATTGGTTACGCTTTGGGTGCAGG